CACTTAACTCAGTTAACTATAAAGGAACTAACAGCATGAACTATTCTGTAGCATTTAAAATGCCTGAAGAAACAGGTCGCTTTCAATCACCTATGTTGCCGACAGTACGCCCACAAAGAGGTACTGGTCGCGGCTCTCAATACTCAAAGGCTGAACAGAAGCGCATCGTTGAACACCTACTTGTCCACGCTATCCGCGCTGAAGAGTTAGCCGAACACTTCAAGATGTCACTCGCTTCTGTCTACAACTGGAAGCGTGACTACCTGATGGGTATGTACGCTGACGAAGTGATTTACAATCACACTATCGCTTTCCGCCGCTCTTAATGGGTTGGGGATATTTTCTAGCAGGGGTGTGGGGCTACGGCCTCATACTTTTTTGTATCTGGGTTTGGATACACCTATTCACCGTTTTAGAGGTAATATGATGACTACGAATGAAATCAAAAAAGGTATGCGCTTCAAGCTGGCAAATGGCTGGTGGGCTACCATGATGGATAACAAGCGGGGTAATATCCGCATGGCAGAGGTTGAGGGTCTGTACACAGAGATTGGAAGTGTATATGCTCACGACATCATTTCTTGTGAACAGGACGGTGTACTACACACCATTGCCCTGACAGACCAACAAAAATCACACGCTCAAACGGTGCAACAGCTTGGTTTGTAACAATAAAGTCACGAATATACTAAACGGGGCGTTCACTTTTGGACGCCCCAAAACCCCCAAAACTAAGGAGAAAAACTCCATGTGGGATTATTGGTACTTTACCTTTGGTAACAAAGAAGTATATATAGATGTTAAGACGGGTAGACCTTTGTCTATTGCGTTACATCGTGACAACTCAACCAGAAGTGTAACCATTTGGCTTGGATGGGTATACATCTTAATATCAACTGATACAGGCTAGTCATGGATACCTGACTATAAACCTACCATTTTGGAGACTTGTAAATGTCGAAGGAAATTAACCGACTACTTATTGCCTTGGAACAGTTCAGGGCTATAAATCCAAATATGCCTGTTCAACAGGTTCAGACTTTTCTTTATGTCTGCAAACACGAACAAGACGAGGGCGGCTGTAATGTCAGAGATTTGGCAACCGCCCTTGACTATTCTTTAGCATCCGCATCAAGGAACATTGCCGCGTTTAGTGAAGTAACTCGCCATAAGAAGCAGGGGCCAAACCTTCTAGAGGCTAGAGAGGACTTCTATAACCGCGCTTATAAACGGATATCCCTTACAGAAGGGGGCCGCCGATTACGAAATACATTACAGGAGTTAGTAGCAACATGACGGTATCTCAAAGAGGTAAAGGCTGGCAAGCATATGTCCAGCACGAAGGTAAGCGTTACAGACGCACGTTTTCTACACACGCAGAGGCTTCACAATGGGAAGTGTTGGCTAGGAATAGCCTTATACTTGGTAAGCCACTTCCTGAGTTAACTGAGTTAACCTCTGGCGTGGGTAGTGGGTGGACGTTAGGCCAAGCGGCAGAACGTACTTTTCGGATGCGGTGGAAGGAAAGCCGCTCCGAGAAGACCCACCTGATTAACATGAGGAAGAACCTCGATTACTTTGGGGACAAATGTCCCCTGAGTAACATCACCACTGAAGCCATTGATGACTTCATACTGCACCTGAAGGACAAGCGTCTTTCAGGTTCTACGATTAACCGTGTCCTGATGAACTTATCTCGCATACTGCGTACTGCCAGAGAGTACAACAAGATGGACACGCATCCTGTTATTCACAGACAGCCAGAGGGGGAACACCGTCTGCGCTGGTTGAATGATAGCGAGGTTGATAGGATGATAGTTGCGGCCCAAGAGTTTGGGTACTTGACGTTGCGGGATGCCATCATAGTTGCTGTAGACACTGGGGTAAGACGCGGTGAACTACAGCGTATTAAGAAAGATGACATAACGAGACAAGGACTAGGCGTTTGGGAATCCAAAAACATGACGGGTAGGATTATTCCGCTGACCAAACGTGCCAGAGGTGTACTGGATATGCGTGATGGAGACTTCCTGTTTCCACAAAACGAGTTCATTCGTTCCGCGTTTGACCGCATCAAACATCACTGTGACTTGGGTGCTGACGTTGTTTGGCATACCCTGCGTCATACTTTCGCTTCCAGACTTGTGCAGAAGAACGTACCTATACAGGTTGTGCAAAAGTTAATGGGGCATAAAACTATACAGATAACTATGCGCTATGCTAAGATACATGACGATAACTTGATATCAGCAATCAGTGCGATAGATAATGTATCGACTGCGTAATTTTGTGGCGTGGTTGGTGGCGTAACGTGGCGCGGGTGGCGGAATTGGTAGACGCAACGGGCTTAAAACCCGTTATCTTTCAAAGGTGTAGGGGTTCGAGTCCCCTCCCGCGCACCACTTAAAATCCACCGCCCTTGAAATCCACTCTGGTAAGTGTTAAAGAACAAACACTTAGCCACCCCACATTACACAGTTACACTTACGGAAGACTTGTTCCGCCGCGCCACAATCCCTCGTGGCGTGGTGGTGCAATTAATGGACATTATAGCCCTCGCTGGGTCAAACCTTTAGGAGTACCTATGACATCTCTCTTAGAAACACAGAGAAAACTAGAAGCTGATATGCAGACCAAGGGCATTGAGTATTACCGCTCTGAGGTTCGCAAGGCACAAGAACAGAATAATGAATCTACTACCATGTATGGTATTCTCGCTATGAAGCGTAGTGTGGATTCCGTGACGAATACCATTGAGACTTTTCTTGATGAGGCATTCACAGGCAGGGCTGGTAGGCTATCTTCTGCTGGACACTTATTGTCCCTTATTGAACCAGAGGTAGCCGCATACCTTTCCCTAAAGTCAGCCATTGATGGCGTAAGCAAAAACCAGACACTTACGAAGTGTGCTATGGCTATTGCTGGTATGCTGGAAGACCAGTTCAAGTTCAGTATGTTTGAAGAGAAAGAACCTCATTGGTTTCGCCGCATCAAAGAGGATGTCAATAAGCGTACCAGCAATAGGTATTTCCGCCGCTATGCTATTATCCACACCATGAACAAGAAAGCACTCATTGACCATGAGCCGTGGAGTAAGCAAGAGAAGATGCACCTTGGTTGTAAGCTTATCGACTTAATCATAAAGGCTACTGGTTTGTTTGAGTTGACCACACATACCTTTGGTCGCACCAAACGTGTTCTATATCTCGCACCGACTGAGAAGACCCTGAACTGGATTGAGTCCATCAACGAGCAAGGTGAGGTCATTACGCCTCGCTATATGCCCTGCGTGATACCACCGCGTGATTGGCATAGTCCATTTGGTGGTGGCTACCATACTCGCCACATACGCCCACTTCCGCTGGTCAAGACGGTTAACCGTAGGTATCTGGAAGAGATTGAGCATCACGATATGCCAGAAGAGTACAAGGCGATTAATGCCCTACAGAAAACTAAGTGGGTTGTTAACAAGCCTGTTCTGGATGTGATGAAGAATTGTTGGGACTCTGGCGATAGCTGGGCTGGGCTACCACAGAGAGACAGGCTGTCTTTACCACCTTCCCCCTTCCCGAATATGAAGAAGGAAGATATGTCGGAGAGCCAGCAACTGCGCTTCCGTGAGTGGAAACACGCGGCATCTCGCGTTCATCAGGCTAATGCACGTTTGAATAGTAAGCGGCTACAGCTAGTACGCACAGTGGCTATGGCTCAAAAGTTCTCAGAGTTCGATGAGTTCTACTTTGTCTGGCAGAATGATTTCCGTGGACGCAAGTATGTAGTGAGTAGTTTCCTGACCCCGCAAGGGCCAGACTATTCCAAAGCGTTACTGACGTTTGCCAACGGCGTAACCCTGACTGAAGAAGGGGAATACTGGCTGGCTGTACACGGTGCTAACTGCTTCGGTGAGGATAAGGTATCCTTTGATGACCGCCGCGCATGGGTACAAGAGAACCAGAACAACATTATTGATGTTGCTACTGACCCTTATGAGAACAAGTGGTGGACACAAGCGGATGACCCGTGGATGTTCCTCGCGTTCTGCTTTGAGTGGGCTTCGACAGAGATTGGTGACCTGACGCACCTTCCCGTTAGTCTGGATGGGTCTAACAACGGCCTACAGCATCTGAGTGCTATCCAGCGTGACTACCGTGGTGGTGAGAGTACTAACCTAGTTCCGCATGAGACACCTCGTGATATCTACCAAGATGTTGCTGATGCTGTTATTGAGGTACTGGAGAGCCGTAAGGCGCACGATACAATGGCACAGCAATGGCTGGAGTTTGGTGTCTCTCGCAAGACAACCAAGCGGCCTGTGATGGTAGTGCCATACGGGGGGCGTATCTATTCCACCCGTCAGTATATTGAGAACTACATTGTAGACATGATTGAGGGCGGTCATTCCAGCCCTTGGGGGCATGACCTGTTTGAGCCGTCACACTACCTAGCTGATATTGTCTGGGAGTGTATCTCAAGAGTGATTACCTCTGCCCGTACTGTGATGGATTGGTTACAGGATATCTCAAGCAAAGTATCTGCTGAGAACCTTCCAGTGATTTGGGAAACACCTACGAACTTCCTAGTTCACCAGATGTATCCCGAAACTCGGTCACGCCGTATCACTACGCATATCGACAATAGTCTGATAAAGCCACAGGTTCGTGAACAGAACTTTGGTAAGTCTGACCGCCGCCGTGCAGTGAATGGTGCATCACCTAACTTTATCCACTCTCTGGATTCAGCGGCTATGACCTTGACTATTAATAGGTGTGCTGATGAGGGTATTAGTGACTTCGCAATGGTGCATGACTCGTATGGTGTTCATGCTTCCAACGTGCCTAGTCTGTACCGATTGACGAGGAGTGCTTTCGTGGATATGTACATGGGCAATGATGTTCTAAAAGACTTCGCAAATTTCGCATTAGAAGTTCTGGATACAGTACCTGTACCACCAGAAAAAGGTGACTTGGATTTATCTAAGGTTACCGATAGTAAGTACTTCTTTGCTTAATCTATTCCACTTTGGTAACAGGTACATTTATGGACACTATAGCATGACTATTTCAAACACCGAAACGCTCATTGCGTTTTACAAGATTCTGGTTCTTCGGGATATCGCTATCCCAACGGACTTGATTGCCAAGCTTCTTGAAGCTGGCGTTGATGTCTCCGCCTTGGCGCGGAGTTAACTAAGTTAACCTATTAGGAGACAAGTATGGGTTTTCCAACCACTGCTAAAGGTAAAGCCTTTTGGACTTATGCCTTTACCCCCGATACCAAATTTGATGCTGATGGTAAGTATCACATTAAGCTTCGTATTGGCGGTCAGGAAGCTATCGACTTCTCAAAGTATGTCGATGACTTGATTGACCAATCTCTTGCGGAAGCAACAGAGAATAATCCTCAGAAGAAGATTAAGAAGAACAATACCGTCTACACTGAGGTTCTTGATGACAACGGTACACCTACTGGTGAACTTGAATTTCAGTTCAAGCAGAAGGCTACAATCACCAAGAAAGATAAGTCCGTTATGAATATGCGAGTGGCTGTGTTCGATGCCAAAGGCAAGCCAATTACTGAGCCTGTCGAGGTTGGTAACGGCTCTACAGTCAAAGTTGCATATGACCCATTCAAGTGGGTAACCCCTACTCTGGGGGCTGGCGCGACACTACGGTTCAAGGGACTACAGATTATTGACCTTGTAGAACGTGGCGGGTCTAACGCTGATGGCTTCGGCTTCGGAGAAGAAGACGGGTATTCGCACAATAACAATAATAATAATAGCGATGATAATAATGAGTTCTTCCAAGAAGCGTCTGACCAAGACGAAGACTTTTAGGTCTAAGTTTGAGCAAACAGTTGCCCAAGATTTAGATAAGCAAAAGGTAGACTACGAGTACGAGGCACACCGCCTACCGTATGTAGTAGAACGAAACTACCTTCCAGATTTCAGGTTACCATCTGGGGTGTTTGTAGAAGCTAAAGGCTACTTCAAATCTGCTGACCAACGAAAGCATAAGCTTCTGAAGGAACAGAGTCCTCACCTTGAGGTTCGCTTTGTCTTTCAGAACGCTAGTGGTCGTGTTCAAGGAAGCAAGCTGAGTTGCGCTGAATGGTGTGACAAGCACGGCTTTCTGTATGCAGAGAGCGTTGTACCAAAGGAGTGGCTATGAGCAAACGCACAGAGACTGACTTTATTGTCATACATTGTTCAGCAACCAAGGCTTCCATGAATACGGATGCCAAGGAGATTGACCGATGGCACAGACAAAAGGGTTGGCGAAAAATCGGATACCATTGGGTCATCAGACGCGATGGGGTCGTTGAAGAAGGTCGTGAACTAGATGAAGTAGGCGCACACGCGAGGGGTTATAACTCCAAGAGCATTGGCATCTGCATGGTTGGCGGCATTGATGACAACGGCGAACCTGAAAATAACTACACTGATGAGCAATGGAAATCATTGGAAGAACTGGTGAACCAGATGAAGCTACCGTATCCCGATGCGGAAGTTCTGGGTCACTGTGACCTTCCTGATGTTGCCAAAGCTTGTCCGTGTTTTGATGTGAGGGAATGGTGGACAGCAACGAAAGCAATTTCGTAACCCACACACCTTGTCCAGCGTGTCCATCGTCTGACGGTTTTGCACTGTACGATGATGGGCATGGCTGGTGCTTTGTTTGTGGTCATTACGAAGGAACATCTGATGATGAGATAAGGAGTAAGCCCAAAGTGAACCATGATTTAATTCAAGATGGTGAATGCAAGACCCTTGGTAAGCGAAAGATTACTCTGGAGACAACCAAGAAATGGGGATACCAAGTTGGCAAGTTCAAAGGTAAGCCCGTACAAATAGCAAACTATAAGGACAGCGATGGAAACACCGTTGCCCAGAAGATACGTTTTCCTAACAAAGACTTCCTATTCATTGGGGATACCAAGTCTGCTGGCCTGTATGGTCAGTGGTTATGGGGGGATGGCGGCAAGAGAGTGGTAGTGACCGAAGGTGAGGTCGATGCCCTTTCTGTATCACAAGTTATTGGCAAGACATGGCCTGTAGTATCCGTTGGCACGGGTAGTAAGGGTGCAAAGAAAGCCATACAGAAAGAACTTGAGTGGCTCTGCAAATTTGAAAACGTAATACTAATGTTTGACAATGATGAGGCTGGTAGGACTGCGGCAAAAGAATGTGCGGCTGTTCTCCCTGCTGGTAAGGCTAAGATAGCCTCACTGCCTCTGAAGGATGCCAACGAGATGTTGGTAGCTGGTCAAACAAAAGAACTCAGTACCGCCATGTTTGAGGCTAAGTCGTATCGGCCTGACGGTATTGTGAACGGTAGTGAACTCTGGGATGTCGTTACTAAAGAAGATGACACCCAATCATTTGAATACCCCTACGCTGGTCTTAATTCCAAGACTTTAGGTATCCGCAAGGGGGAGATTGTAACTGTGACCGCTGGTAGCGGCATAGGGAAAAGCCAACTCTGTAGGGAGTTTGCTCACTTCCTGTTACAGCAAGGCGAAAGCGTGGGTTACATAGCCCTAGAGGAGTCCGTAAAGCGTACCTCTCTGGGTTTGATGTCTCTTGCTATTAACAAGCCACTGCACCTCGGCAATACAGAGGTAAGTAGTGAGGAGTTAAAAGAAGCCTTTGATGCAACTCTGGGTACTGGTCGTGTCTATATGTATGACCATTGGGGTAGCACCGACAGCGACAATCTCATGGATAAAATTCGTTACCTAGCTAATGGCTGTGGCTGTGGCTGGGTTGTACTTGACCATATCTCAATCGTGGTATCAGGCATGGATAACGGTGATGAACGCCGCATGATTGACAATACGATGACCAAGCTAAGAACCTTGGTTGAAGAGGTAAAGGTTGGGTTGATACTGGTATCTCACCTCAAGCGTCCAGAAGGTAAAGGACATGAGGAAGGTGCTAGAACTACCCTTGCCCAACTCAGAGGCTCGGCTGGTATTGCTCAACTCTCAGATGTTGTTCTGGGCTGTGAGCGTGACCAACAGGACAAAGAGATGGGTAATGTCACCGTTGTGAGGGTTCTGAAGAACCGTTGGACAGGTGAGACAGGTGTAGCCTCTATGCTGGAATACGATAAGTACACAGGCCGCATGAACGAACTAGCCGTAACCGACATTGACGATGAGGTTACATTTAAGGACAGCACAAAAAATGAGGAGTTCTAATGCAAGAGCCGCAGAAAAGCCTAATCAACGTCCAAGTCGATGTTGATGTACTTCTACTGAAAGAAGGTATTCAGGTCACAATGTATACCAGTGAGGATGATGAGGAAGGTACTGAAGTACTTATTTCGCTAGATGACCTAGTGAAGGAAGTAATTGAGAATGCCAGCCCAGATGAGAACGAAGCTATTGCCCACAATCTTATCGAAGCATCAAAGGATATTTTGTGTAACCTAACGTAACCACTTTGGTAACAGTTACTCCAGTGAGAGGACGAATATGAGACTACTGTTTGACATTGAAACAGACGGTTTATTGGATACCGTAACAAAAATCCACTGCGTTGTAGCCCGTGATATCGACACTGATGAAGAGTATGTTTGGGTAGGTAACAAGGTTAAAGACTGTTGGAACTTTCTCAATAAAGCAGACGTATTAATTGGTCACAATATTATGGGCTTTGATATCCCTGTTCTCGAAAAGATATTTCGTAGGCGGTTAACTCAGTTAACTCTCAGAGATACCTTGGTTATGACCAGAACTATCTGGCCTGACCGTAGAGACAAGGACTTCAAACTATTCCGTAGCGGTAAGCTACCACCAAAGATGATTGGCTCACATAGCTTGAAAGCTTGGGGTCATCGTATTGGTGAATATAAGGGTGAGTTTGGTGAAACTACTGATTGGGCGGAGTTTAGCGATGAGATGCTTCAGTACTGCCGTCAGGATGTCAAAGTAAACGTCAAGCTATTCAAGAGGATTGAGGCACTGAACTACAGTGAGGATGCCATTCAGCTTGAGCATGACATACACCGAATACTACTCACACAGGAATGGGACGGTTTCCCGTTTGATGAGCAAAAGGCACAGGAACTATTCATCGTTCTTAATGAGCGTAGACTAGCGATTGAGAGCCAACTGACAGAGCAACAGCCCCCTTGGATACAGGAGACTGAGTTTATACCAAAGGTCAATAACAAGACCCGTGGTTATGTCAAAGGTGTGCCGTTTATCAAAAAGAAAGAGATACCTTTTAATCCAAACAGCCGTGAGCATATTGCAAGAATGCTTCAAGAAAATCACGGTTGGATACCAGAGGTATACACCGAAACGGGATTACCAAAAGTGGACGATAAAGTCCTTAGTGGCTTGGATTACCCCGAAGCTGTTTTGCTATCTGAGTACCTTATGGTGCAGAAGCGGATATCACAGCTTGCAGAGGGTGAACAGGCTTGGATGAAACTAAGTAAGGATGGAGTAATACATGGTCGTGTCAACCATATGGGAGCGGTTACAAGCCGCTGTACACACCAAAATCCCAACTGCGCTCAAATCCCTTCGGTCACCGCTCCTTATGGTGAAGAATGTCGTAGTCTATTCTACGCTCCTGACGGCTGGGCTGTTATGGGTTGCGATGTGTCTGGTCTTGAACTTCGTATGCTTGGGCATTTTGTTGCTAAGTTCGATGATGGCGAATACGCTGACATCGTTATCAATGGAGATATCCATACAGCCAATCAACAAGCCGCTGGGCTTCCCTCGCGTAATATGGCTAAGACCTTTATCTATGGCTGGCTTTATGGAGCGGGTTCAGACAAAATCGGTAAGATTGTTGGAAAAGGCCGTAAAGAAGGTGAGGCTCTCAAGCGAGAGTTTCTGAAGAACTTCCCAGCTATTAATAACCTGAGAACTGCTGTCACCAAGGCGGCTAAACGTGGATACCTGATTGCTCTAGACAAGAGACAGATTCCTGTACGCCACGAACACGCATCACTTAACAGTCTACTGCAAGGAAGCGGAGCGATTATCTGCAAACGCTGGGTTGTTGAGTTCAACAAGTTACTAAAAGAAAAAGGCTACGTCAGAAACGAGGACTACCGTCAGGTGGCCTTTGTCCATGACGAAGTACAGATTCTTGTAAAACAAGAACTAGGAGATACTATTGGACAGCTATGTGTCGAAGCAATCAGACGAGCGGGAGAGTATTACAAACTCAGAGTCCCCCTCACAGGCGAGTACAAACTCGGAAGAAACTGGGCTGAAACCCACTAAGGCAAACCGTAAGAAGTTTGACCTCGACTTGGCTTACGGGCAACTACACGAGGATGAGTTTCTGAACATCCTTAAAAACAAAAAAGTAGAGGTAAAGACAGAACGAGATATGTGGTCAAAGACAGGCAACATAGCGATTGAGTTTCAATCCTATGGTAAGCCTAGTGGCATCAACGCTACTGAGTCAGACTATTGGGTTCAGAACCTAGCCATAGGTGATGATGTTTATTGCCGACTTCTCTTCTCTGTTGAGAACCTCAAGAAAATTGTGAACAACCTAGACTTTCATAAGGTGGTTAACGGTGGTGATAACTACGCTTCCCGTATGTACCTACTGAACCTGTCTAAGCTGTTCTCCACCGATACACTAAAGCTGTATCGTAACTTATCCACTTAGGCACGAGGTACAGCATGACAACACTTTTAGTCGATGGTGATATTGTGGCTTATCAGGCCGCAACCGCCAAAGAACACTCAGTAGATTGGGGTAACGGTCTATGGACGCTCCACTCTTTTGCTGATGAAGTATACGACTATGCGGCTTCCATGATTGACCGCTTAGTAACTGAGGCTGGATGCTCAAAGGCTCTCGTTCTTCTTACTGATGGAACTGTGTTCCGTAAGGAGATTGACCCAGAGTACAAGGCAAACCGCATTGGTAAGCGGAAGCCTGTCTGCCTACCCCAAGTTCGCAAGATGATGGTCGATAGTATGAAGACCAAGACTACTGATGGTCTGGAAGCTGATGACCTTATAGGTATCTTTGCAACCAAATCACCAGATGAATACATCGTCTGGTCACCAGATAAAGACTTGAGACAGATAGCTGGCTCTCACCTCATAGATGGCGAAGTTATAACCATCACACAGGAACAGGCAGAGCGTAGTTTCTGGATGCAAGTACTCACTGGTGATACCGCTGACAACTACAAAGGCTGTATCGGCATTGGCCCTGTCAAAGCAGAGAAGATTCTAGATGCTGATGATGGGCTGACTACTTGGCAGAAGGTTGTGAAAGCCTACGAAAAGGCTGGTCAGACAGAAGAGGATGCCATCGTGACAGCGCGGCTGGCTCATATCCTGACTTATCAAACCAAAGACATTGTATGGAGTCCACCGAATGACTGATTACGGACGGATAATGCGCGAGATAGAAGCGGAGAAGATGGAAGATGTGGTCAACAACCCGAAACACTACAACCAAACAGGTGTGGAGTGCATTGACGCAATCAAGGCGCAGACAGGCGATGGGTACGAATACTACCTACAAGGAAATATCGCAAAGTACCTCTGGAGATACAGATACAAAAACGGTGTCGAAGACCTCAAAAAAGCACAGTGGTACTTAAACAAACTCATAGAGGTGAAGAATGGTTGACTTCAATACATACCAAAAACAGGCACACCAAACAGCGGTCTATCCCCCAGACATGGGGATGGCCTACTGCATCACTGGCCTCTGCGCTGAGACAGGAGAGGTCGCTGACAAGGTGGCTAAGTTCTACCGTGGTGACGGTGAGTTAAACGAGGAAGGACTAAAGAAAGAACTAGGTGATGTTCTGTGGTTCATAGCTGAACTGTCTACGCACCTTGGTTTTACCCTTCAAGATGTAGCGGAATTAAACCTACAGAAATTAGCAGATAGACAACAACGTAATGCCCTAAAGGGCGAAGGGGATAACCGATAGATGGATTCATATCAACAGTATATAGCAATATCAAAATACGCCAGATTCATAGAAGAAGAAGGCCGCAGAGAAACGTGGGATGAAAGCGTAGACCGCTACATTAACTACTTCTCTGAGAAGTTTCCTGTGGCGGCTGGGGAACTAAATAAAGCCGCTAAGATGATTAAAGACCTTGGTGTAGTACCCTCAATGAGGGCTATTATGACTGCTGGCCCTGCTTTGGATAGAGACAATATTGCAGGATACAATTGCTCGTATCTTGCTATTGATGACCCCAAAGCTTTTGATGAAGCCCTTTATGTACTCATGTGTGGTACGGGGGTTGGCTACTCTGTTGAGAGAAAGTTTGTCGAGAAGTTACCAGATGTTCCAGAACTGCACGACACTGATGAGGTATTCAAAGTAGAAGACAGCAAGATTGGTTGGGCAAAGGGTATGAGAAAGCTTGTATCCCGTCTGTATGCTGGCGAGATTCCTCAGTGGGACTTGTCAGGCATCCGCCCTGCTGGTGCAAGGCTCAAAGTGTTTGGTGGTAGGGCATCTGGCCCTGACCCGCTGGAGAACCTATTCAGGTTTACAGTAGGTGTATTCAAGAAAGCCGCAGGGCGTAAGCTAACAAGCCTTGAAGCCCACGATATTATGTGTGCGGTAGCGGCGGCAGTGGTAGTTGGTGGTGTACGCCGCTCTGCCATGATTAGTCTGTCGGACTTGGCAGATGATAGGATGCGGCACTGTAAGTCTGGTCAGTGGTGGGATGAGAATGTAAATCGCTCTTATGCTAACAACAGCGTTTCCTACACCCGCAAGCCAGACATGGGTGCTTTCCTACGAGAGTGGACATCACTGTATGAGTCCAAGTCAGGAGAGCGCGGCATCTTTAACCGTGATGCGGCTAGAGAGCAAGCCAAGAAGAGTGGTAGGCGTGACCCAGAGCATGACTTCGGAACTAACCCGTGTGGTGAGATTTTGTTGCGTAGTATGCAATGCTGTAATCTCTCAGAGATAATTGTACGGCCTGAAGACGCTGTAGAACAACTCAAGGAGAAAGCAAGGGTAGCCGCCCTACTCGGTACGTTACAGTCTGCCCTAACAGACATCAGATACCTTCGCCCATCGTGGAAGAAGAACATGGAAGAAGAGCGGTTACTTGGTGTGTCGTTTACAGGCATACTAGACAACTGGTTGCTTACTTCAGAGAACGAAGACCTACCAGATATGCTGGAAGACCTGAAGAAGACTGTGGTTGATACAAATAAGAAGTGGGCAGAGAAGCTGGGCATCCCTCAGTCAACTGCTACAACCTGTGTAAAGCCTAGCGGTACAGTGAGCCAGTTGGCATCTGTGGCCTCTGGTATTCATCCAAGATACGCCAAGCATTACATCCGCCGTGTTCGTGCAGACGTTAAAGACCCTCTGGCTACATGGATGATGGAGAGACAGATACCTAGTGAGGTGGATACATACAATCCTCTTAACCATGTATTTTCGTTCCCTATTAAGTCACCAGATGACGCTATAACAAGAAACGATATGTCTGCGCTTGAACAGTTACACTTATGGATGACTTACCGTAATCACTGGTGCGAACACAATCCAAGCATAACAGTCTACGTTTCAGAAGAGGAGTGGTTTGATGTCGGGGCTTATGTTTACGAAAACTTTGGAATGGTCGGCGGAGTGTCATTCCTACCAAGGGAAGACGGGTCACATTCCTATGTGCAAGCCCCGTATGAAGAGATTACGGCCTTGCAGTATGAAGAAATGGCTAGTAGAATGCCAAATGTTACTTTCTCAGATTACCGTGAGACTGATGACATGACAGTTGCTTCACAGGAACTGGCGTGTACTTCTGGTGCTTGCGAACTCTGAGCGAGTTAACTGAGTTAACTGGGGCTACCTTCGGGTAGCCCTTTTTTTATTTCTGGACATTATCGGGTTTATATCAATGAAATTATTATCAGATACACCACTGGTTACCAACGAAGTCCTTGAGTACCTAATACGTCAGTTTCCCGACAGCTTACCAAAAGGGCAAGCGTGTACGGTTGAGCAGTTACGTTATCTTCAAGGACAGCAGAGCGTTATCGAAAAGATGCGCCAACTTAATAAAAATGAAGAGGACGATTACTAATGTGTATAGGCGGAAGTACCCCCAAAGCACCACCACCCCCAGCCCCACCGCCAGCAATGGCCCCCGCAAAGCCTAGCGTGGTTGACTTCAATGCTGTTGATACAGACGCGGCGAAGATGAAGAAGAAAGCGGCTGGTAAAAAGAAATTTAGGAATAAGCCAAACCAAAACACCCTTGGAACTTTTACAGGTGCAAGTGGGACAGGTTTGTCAATCCCATCTAAATCTGGGGGTAAAGTATAATGTGTGGCGGCGGAAGAAAAAAGTCAGCCCCAGCTAAAAAGGCGGCGGCTGTAGCATCCGCATCAACCCCTGTAGCGGCTTCGGCAAAAGAAGCCCCTGAACAAGAGGGCGGCGCGGCTGTAAACTCAACTCAGCGTAGACGGCAACGTATGGGCAAACGCGGATTCCGTGTGGGCTTAGATGTAAATGTCGCAAACGTAGGCGGTGACGGCAAGACAGGCTTAAACATCCCAGAAAGTTCATAGGTGATGTTATGGAAAGCAATAGAAACTTTGCCGATGCGCTAAAGGCGGCATTCGGTAGTCGCTTTAGTTTTGGCGTTAGTACTAATGACTTTAAGTCTGTACAGGCTGGCGCAGGGCAAAATGCCATGCCTATGTCTGAGATGGAAAAGAAACAAAAAGAAAAGCAAAAACTAGAGGGCAAAAAGAAGCGTAAGAAAGCCCTTGGTCAGGCCGATGCAAAAGACCCTGTGATGCCAAAGCTAGATAATAAGACGCCCAGCGCAAATCTTGGCACACTAAAGATTGGCATAAATCTAAATAACAACTCCAAACCAAAGTCAGATAGTAAGCAATCGTCTACTGCTGGCGGTTTGAATGTATATCGTTAACGAGGATATCCGATGCAAAACCTTCAAATAAAGTCAGTTGCTGGACGGTATTCTACCTTAGAATCTCATCGACATTCTTTTCTGCAAAGGGCAAGGGACGCATCAGAACTCACTATTCCAACCTTAGTACCACCAGAGGGACACTCATCCTCTACACTGTATAAGAACCCTTATCAGTCAGTTGGTGCGCGGGGTGTAAACAACCTAGCAAGTAAATTGCTTATGACGTTGCTACCACCGAATAGTCCATTCTTTCGTTTAACCATAGATGACTTCGATATCGAAGCTATCGCTGGTAAGGACGCAAGAGGTGCAGTCGAAGAGGCACTAGCTAGAATAGAACGTGCATCTCAGAATGAGATTGAGACATCAGCAGTTCGTGTGCCAGTACATGAGGCACTAAAGCAACTAATCGTTGCTGGTAACGCTCTGGTGTACCTACCTAAAAAGGGTGGAATGAAAGTATTTCGTCTTGACCGTTATGTGGTCAAGCGGGACACAATGGGTAATGTCCTTGAGATAATTACCAAAGAGTCCGTATCTCCCATGATGTTGCCCTTAGAGGCACAGGAGATGTTAGCTACGGCTCAAGATTACAACCAGAACGACACACATAATAAGTCGTTAGATTTGTACACCTACATCTGCCGCAAGGATAAGAATTGGGAAGTTTACCAAGAAGTCAAAGGTATGACTATTCCAAAAAGTGGGGGTACATACCCATTAGACAAAAATCCATTTATACCATTGCGCTTCACTCGTATTGACGGTGAGGACTATGGGCGTGGTTATGTAGAAGAGTACATTGGTGACCTACGCAGTCTAGAGGCTCTTACAAGGGCTATCGTAGAGGGCGCGGCGGCATCATCTAAGGTACTATTCTTGGTACGTCCAAATGGTACTACTAAACAAAGTACGTTGGCTCGTGCGCCAAACGGTGCAATCGTCCAAGGCGATGCGGCTGACGTAACTACCCTACAAGTACAAAAGTATAACGACTTCAGGGTAGCCCAAGAGACAGGCGCAAGAATTACTGAACGCTTGTCATACGCCTTTCTGCTTAACAGTGCGGTACAGCGGAACGCAGAGAGGGTCACAGCGGAAGAAGTGCGCTACATGGCGCAAGAGTTAGAGACAGCCTTGGGTGGTGTCTACTCAATCTTATCGCAAGAGTTCCAAGTACCGTTGGTTAAATTGTTGTTAGCCAAACTGGAAGCAAACGGCAAAATGCCGAAGATGCCGAAGGACTCCATTAAACCTCAGATTGTCACAGGTCTAGAGGCTTTGGGTCGAGGGCAAGACCTCAATAAACTCAGCCAGTTCCTTACTTATCTCCAACCGCTTGGGCCTCAGATTATTGCTGAGAACCTGAATGTTGAGGACTACATAGACCGACTAGGTGCATCCCTTGGGATTGACACTGGTGGACTTGTGAAGACCGCAGAAGATAAGGCGGCACAGGTACAGGCCATGAAGCAAGCGCAAGAGCAACAGATGCAACAGCAAACTATGTCAAAGATGGCAGAACGTGCCGCGCCACAGCTTGTGGAGTCTATGCAAGACATGGACATGGGCGAGTTACAACAAGCAATGCAATCACAACAACCACAATAAAATAATGAGACAGCACTATGGTTGATACACTAAATACACACCAAGAGGCCAAGCCAGAAGACCCGCAATACGTTGAGGAGATGGTGGCAAAGGCTGAAGGGTTAAATAATGTTCAGGAAGAGCGTCCTAGTTGGCTACCTGACAAATTTCAATCTGCCGAACAAATGGCAGAAGCATACACACAACTAGAAAACAGATTTCATTCAGGTGAAGAGTATGAATACGAAGACTCTGAAGTGGATGATATGGAAACAGGAGAGGTTTCCGAATACCTAGCTGAAAACGGGATTGACTTTGATGATATGTCTGAGTCCTTCTGGGAAGAAGGTGGTCTAGATGATGAGCATTATGATGCTCTTGAAGCAATAGGCATACCAGCAGAAATCGTTGACCAATTCATAGATGGTCAGTTGGCAATGGTAGACCAGACCCGCGCTACGGCTTTTGATGCTGTAGGCGGTGAGGATTATTACAATGAAATGACACAGTGGGCGGCGGCTAACTTGGATGAATCTGAGATATCCGCGTTCAATGGTCAAATAGACAGCGGCAACATGGATACTGCCATGTTTGCTATTCAGGGTTTAGCGGCTCGTTATCGTTCTGAGACAGGAGTTGAGCCTAACCTTGTAGGTGGTGAAGCTTCGGACGTTTCTGTAGGGGCTTTCCAGAGTCTAGCTGAAATTACTTCGGCTATGTCTGACCCAAGATACGAGAAAGACCCTGCATACCGTGACCAAGTGGCTCGTAAGCTATCTCGGTCTTCGGTATTTTAATGCTGTCTCCTATGAAACTAGGGCGGGGGGCTTCGGCCTCCCGTTCCTTTTAAGCACATCTTACGGGTGTGTTTTAAAGGGACTCGTCCCTGCCATAAGGCACTTCGTAACAATCGAATAACCCTGACCCCTTGCGAGGGACAATCTGTGGTGAAAGGGCGTGAAAAAGTCCGAGTGGAAACATCTAAATATAACATCAACCAACTTGAGGAGATTAAAGATGGCTATGCAAGGCGCATCTAATCCAGCCTATGACGTATCCCGTCTAGGCCAGACTAACCTCACTGGTGATGTGCGTGATTTGTTTTTAAAGCTGTACGCTGGTGAAGTTCTCACCTCGTTTGAAGCTAAGAACATTATGATGCCACTGGTTCGCTCTCGCACAATCACTAAGGGTAAGTCTGCATCTTTCCCGATGCTCGGTCGCACAACCGCTGAGTATCACACCCCTGGAAATGAAATCACTGGCGGCAAAATTCGTGCGTCAGAACGTATCGTTACAATTGACGATTTGCTGATTTCTAGCCAGTTTGTTGCCAACATTGATGAGGCAATTAACCACTACGATGTTCGTTCAACCTACTCTAAGGAAGCTGGTATTGCTCTGGCTACTGAGGCTGACAAGAACATCCTTCGCACCGCACTGAAAGCGGCTCTGTCAACTAACGCCACCCGTGCGGCGGCATTGATTCAGCAGTACAAAGACTTCACTGAAGAAGACTTTACTGACAACGTGACTATCGGTTCAGCCGCTGGTGATGTTACTGACCCATCTAAGTTGGCTAAAGCTATCTTCGATGCGAAGAAAGAGTTCGATAAGAAGAACGTAAGCTACGACAGCGGTGCTGTTGTTATCCTTCCACCTGACCAATACTATGCGTTACTTGATGTAACTGATGGTAACAAGCTGGTGTACATGAACCGCGACTTCGGTGGCAATGGTTCTATTGCATCTGGTACTGTGCCGTCTATTGCTGGTATGCCGATTATGATGTCTAACCACCTCGTAGCGTCAGACCTTCTTGAGACTGCTGGTGCTAATAAGGGTCAGTCAAAGGGCAACCGTCCTCTGGCTAACACTGCTGGTTCAGGCCGCACAACTGCATACGATATCACTAACACAACAACTGATGGTGTAAACCTCGTTGACCTTGCCGCGAAAGTTCGTGGTCTGGTTCTGTGTCAGGATGCCGTAGCTACAGTTAAGCTTATGGACTTGGGTGTAGAATCCGAATACCAAATTAACCGCCAAGGCACATTGATGGTTGCCAAGTACGCGATGGGGCATAACGTCCTTCGCCCTGCTTGCGCTATCGCTCTGTCTTCTGCGTAAGTTAGTTAATCTAAGGGGTAGTCACAACGGCTACCCCTTTTTTTCGTTATGAGGACGTTATGAGTTACAAAGAAATGGCTAAAGGCTTTGAAAGTAAGTTCAAGCCAAAAAAGAAGAAGAAGAAAAAAGGTAAGAGCGTTGCCAGTAAGCTTAAAAAGATGGGCATGGATATCTTCAAAATCAAACCCAAGAAGCCAAAGAGTTACTTCCCTAGTATGCAACCCATGATTAAACGGTAGGGGGTTTTCGATGAGTACTGCAACGAAACGTGACCCCAAGAAATGGGCGGCGGCTAAAGCGAGAGCCAAAGCAAAGATGGGTGGTAAGCACTCTGCCCGTGCCATGCAGTTGGCTGTTCAATATTACAAGAAAGCTGGCGGTACTTATTCTGGCCCAAAGAAGTCAACCAACAAACTTCGTAAGTGGACAAAACAGGATTGGCAATATGCGGGTAAAAAAGGTGAGTCCCGTTATCTTCCCAAGAAAGCGGTTGCATCACTCACACCGTCCGAAAGGGCGGCAACGAATAGAAAGAAGCGAGAAGACACTGCCAAGGGAAAACAATTCTCCAAGCAACCAAAATCTGTCGCTACAAAAACACGAAGATATCGGAGAGCGTGATGGCTGAACGTAGATATAGAACAACAAGCCACAAACAAAAGAAGAAAGCGGCGGCGGCCTATTTAGGGGCTATGGCGGCAACAGGGGCAACGGTTGCTGGTGCTAATGAAGTTTCAAAGTATACAAGTAAGACAAGTAGGCTAAAGCGAAAATCAGCAAAGCGTAAGCAACAGAAGCGTGAGGCCCAACAGCGTGATATTAAGCAGACCAGAACTGCAACTGCCAAGATGGAAAAAGAACGCTTAGAGCGAATACCTGACCGTGACTTGGATAAGAAACTGCGAAAAGAAAAGAAGTCACAGATTAAAGCCCAGAAAAAGATTATCTCTAAAAACTCAACATCCAAGGTCAGGAAGTACCTAAAGAAAGTGGTTAAGGCTGGAAAAGCCTTCAGCCCTCTTGGTGTTGTGGCAACAGTTATGTCCCCTAAAAAGATGGGTGACGGAACTTTAAGAAAAAAGAAGGAAGGTAAATAATGCCTATCGTTGTAAGAAAGAAAAAAACTCCTACGCCTAAGTCTAAAAAACAGGCTTTCAAGGAGTACAAGGAAAAAGAAGGTCATCACCACAAGGCTGACCCTAACCATCCAATGAACGCAGAAGGCCCACCAAAAGTAAAACGCGCCCCACAACCGCCTTCAGCAGTAAGGGGAAAGCATAGAAAGCCAAACCCTGAAAAAGGCAAAAAGAAACCCGAAAAGAAAAGACCTGAAAAGGGAAAGAAGACACCTTCTACCCGTAGGTATCTTAAAAAGCGTCCTACTAAAAAATACTAAGAGGCTACCATGAAATCGCCAGCTTGGACTCGCAAGGCGGGTCAGAATAAGAAGGGCGGTCTAAATGCGAAAGGTCGTGCGTCATACAAGGCGCAGACAGGTGGCACACTAAAAGCACCCGTAAAGAAGTCAGCAGATACGCCAGAAAAGAAAAGGCGTAAAGGCTCGTTTCTTACTCGCATGGGTTCAGCTAAAGGCCCACTGCGTGATGAAAAGGGCAACAAGACTCGCCTCAAGTTATCACTAGAAGCTTGGGGTCATCACGGTGATAAAGCCTCGGCGGTAGCCAAAGGCAGACGCATATTAGCCGCATATCAAAACATGAAAATTAAGAAGAAAAAGAGGAAAGCATAATGGCACTCCTAGCAACCACAAAACTGGAAGCAGTTAACACCTTGCTTGGCGCAATCGGTGAAGCACCAGTTAACTCAGTTAACTCTGGGTTGGTGGATGCGGAAACCGCTGAGAAAATTATTGATGAGACAAGTCGAGAAGTGCAGTCCCAAGGTTGGTCTTTTAATACTGACTTTGAGAGAAGCTTCACTCCTGACGGTACTAACCAGTTCCCTCTCCCTACGAACATACTGCGTATTGAGATGGCTGAACAACGCACAAGAACATTTGATGTTGTTGCCCGTGGTCACAAGATTTACGACAGAGTAAATAGTACTTTCTACTTCGCTCCATCAGTGACTTCTATAAAAATGAATGTAGTTGTATACCTCGACTTTGAGGACTTACCAGAAGCCGCCCGTAGGTACATCACCATACGGTCTGCACGAATCTTCCAAGACCGTGTTGTTGGCTCTAACGAACTACACGCCTTCCAACAACGAGATGAGTTAGTCGCTCTCGTAGAACTCAAAGATGCTGACAGTAATGTCAACGATAATAACATCTTTGATAACTACGGGGTGTCATCAATTCTCGACAGATTAGGTGGGAGAGTTTTATAAATGTCTCTAGTTTCCGCTTCTATACCAAACTTAATCAACGGGGTATCTCAACAACCCGCATCACTACGTTTGAAAACACAAGCAGAGTTACAGCAAAACGGGCTGTCTACTGTTGTTGAGGGATTGAAGAAGCGTCCTTGTACTGAACACATTGCTGTACTGCAAAACATACCAGCAAGTATTGATTCTGCTTTTATTCATACAATCCGAAGAAGTGACGATGAGTTTTATACTTTAGTCATCACCGCTGGTTCGTTGAAGGTATATGATAAAACAGGAACTGAGATACAAGTAAACGCAACCCCATCGACAGCGGTGAATTACCTGAGTGGCCTTACAGACCCCTCTACCCAAATATCAGCTACTACTATTGCTGACTACACATTCATCGTTAACAAAACAACAACCGTCCTAAAGGACGCAAGCAACAAGTCACCAGTTAGGCCCAAAGAGGGTATGTTTTATGTGAAACAGGGTGACTACAAAACTGACTTCACAATCAACGTCACTTATAATGGTACTACCTACAGCGCGACAAAGCAGACGCTGGATAGTGCCAATGCCGCTAACCAAGGCGATGTAAGAACAAATAAGATTGCTGAAGATTTACATACAAGTATCTCAGCATCCCTACCTGCTGGTTTTACCACTGAGTTGATGGGTAGTGTTATCTACATCAAAAGAGATGATGGCGTAGACTTTTCTATATCCGCAAACGACTCTAGAGGTGACACCTTTATGTTTGCGTTTAAGGACACCACTGATGATTTCAAGAAACTACCTGACAGGGGAAAGCTTGGATTTCTTATTGAGATTACTGGTGACAATCAGAAAGGTCAGGATGACTACTATGTACAGATGACTGACCCGTCAGGGAGTGGCGGTAGTTATGTTTGGAAGGAAGTCACAGGGCCAGACCTTGAGAGAAACTTTGACGTAACCACAATGCCTCACCAGTTAATACGGGAGTCAAACGGTCAGTTTACTTTTAAGCCAGCAGAGTGGAAAGACCGCGCCGCTGGTGATGAGGATACCAACCCGTTCCCCTCGTTTGTTGACTACAAGATAAACGACTTGTTCTTTCATAGGAACAGGCTGGGCTTCTTGTCGGACGAGAACGTGGTCATGTCTGAGAGTGGTTCGTTCTTTAATTTCTTTCAGAACACAGTGATAACATTTGTTGACTCCGCGCCTATTGATGTAGCCGTGTCTAACAATACAGTGTCTATTCTCAAACACGCTGTGCCGTTCTCTGAACAGCTTCTGTTGTTCTCAGACCTCACACAGTTCAAACTTACTTCTACTGACATCCTTGCTCCTGATACAGTCTCTATTGATGTGACTACACAGTTTGAGGCAAGCCTACGAGCCAAGCCTGTAGGTGCGGGAAAGTACATCTACTTCCCTACCAAGCGTGGCTCGGTGTCTGGTATGCGTGAGTACTTTGTTGAGACAGATACAGACACAAACGATGCGGCGGATATTACCGCTCACGTTCCTTCATACATCAAGGGGGAAGTCACAAAACTCTCAGCGTCTTCTAACGAGGACTCTCTACTACTACTGACAGATGATGATAAAACCAGAATGTATGTGTACCGATACTATTGGAACAATACAGAGAAGTTACAGTCCTCGTGGTCAGAATGGATATTTAGTGGTGAGGTGCTAAACGCAGACTTCAACAAGTCTGAGATTTACCTAATCATTAAGAGAGGTACTGAGGTATGTCTGGAAAAGATTAACCTGTCTACTGACACGGCTATCGCAGACATGGATGCCAATCACCCTGTCCTATTAGACAGGCGGGTTCGTATGGTAACAGGTGGGACTACCACCCTGCCCTATACAGAAACTGCGCCTGTATACGTCAGTCAGAAAGGCGAACAAATAACAGCCGCCCAAGCAACCACAAGGATTACAAATGGAGAAGTTGTCTATGCTGGCATCAGCTACAAATTTCTCTACGAGTTCTCTGAGCAAGTTATCAAACAAGAGAATGCTCCTGTGACTATTGGTAGGCTACAAATCAAGAACTGGAATCTAGTGTACAACGACAGCGGCTTCTTTAAGACCTCTGTTACGCCAGCTAAACGTAGTACCTCAACTAAGGTATTTACAGGCCGTAACCTTGGTAGTCAGAACAACGTGATAGGTACAGTGTCCATCGACAGCGGGACATTCCAATTTCCAGTACTAGCAAAATCAACAGATATAAGTGTGCAACTAGAGAGTGAGAGTTTCTTACCCTGCGTATTCCAATCAGCAGAGTGGGAAGGTTTCTACGTCCTACGTTCTCGGAGAATGTAATAAATGGCATACCATCGTCCATCTAAGTATGGCGATTGTAAATATCTAGCACCAAATTTACGAGAAGAAGATAAAGCCGAAGTGTGGGCATCCCACGGGTTTGACCCGCTATCCGCACTTCGGTTCTCTTTTTTAGCGTCTGAAGAGTGCAATACCATCATAGGAGACAAACAGGACATTATAGGAATGTTTGGTGTAACCAAGCATACAGAGACTATAGGTGTACCTTGGTTGTTGATGAGTGACGAAATATACAATCGTTCAGTTGCCCGTCAGTTTGTTCCAGAGAGCAAACGGTGGGTCAAAGAAATAAATAACCGATATCCAATCCTAGTCAATTTCATAGACGTTGATAACACCAGAGCCATCAAGTGGTTGAGGCTAATTGGGTTTACGTTTATCCGACTTGACCCTGAGTATGGGGTAAACCCAAAACCTTTCTACGAATTTGTAAGAATAAAGGAGTGACATATGTGTCCACCCGTAGTGGCTGGTGCGGCAATGTCTGGCGGCGCAATATCATCGTTAACTATCGCCAAGACAGCTTTTAGTGCGTTGAGTGCTTACGCAAGTTATAAAAGCCAGAAGGATGCCGCTAAAGCGCAACAAGCACAGTTTAACCAAAACAAGTTATTAGCCCAACGGTCAATGTTGGAGCAAGCCCGTCAGTTGTCTGTAAGAGATGAACAGGAACGTGCGGCGGCTAGTGATAAAATTATGACAAGCAACATCGAAGCCGCGAAAGCAAAAGGCCGCATGGTCGCATCTGCTGGAGAGGCGGGTGTAGCTGGTGGGTCTATCGCCCAGATGCTTAATGATGTTGAGAGAAGCCGTTTGAACAACGAGGGTACAATCAACAGAAACCTAGAAGCTGTAAGTCAGCAGAGCAAGGTAGAACGCGAAGGTCTACTCAGTCAGGCTGAAGGACGCATCAACTCTGTTTCCCAAGGTCAGAAGCCTAGCTTACTGGCTACTGGTCTACAGATTGGCGGAACAGTCCTAGAGAATTATGGGTCGTACCGTAAAGATATGGCGGGGCTTCAGCCTCTCCACACAGGAACAAAACCTACATCTAATCCACATACAAAATAAGAGAAAGTAATGGCAAAGAAAAGAGTTAAGGTTGATACCAGCAGACTGCGGTCTATGGCGGAAACACAGCGGGTAGTTGCCCGTCCTGTGGATTCGTACATTCGTCCAGCTTTGGATACACGAGCGGCTAATCAATCAAAACAGTTATTCAGTGCGCTGAGTGCAATCGAACCAAAACTTGGAAGATATATTGAAGATGCGAAGGATGAGTATAAGTCATCCGAAGAAGAAAAAGGTGAGAAGTTCTACACCAACGCATCACCAGAAGAACGCAAAGCATTTGAAGATGCTATTAAAAAAGGTGAAATCCCTGAAACCTACTCGCCCTTCTGGGCAGAGGGTTTTTCTCGCTCCTTGCTTCGTAACCACGCTAAAGAGTTTGGTGACCAGCTTTATATGGAGTGGGACAAGCAGAAAGATATAGCTGGCTTTGACTTCCCATCATGGGCGGCTGGACAGCGCAAGAAATACTCTGAGGATAACAGTCTGGACGGCTTCCGCCCTGATATGTTCAATGAAGAGTTTGGCGGGGTAACTGAGGCATTTGAGTCTCAAGTGCGACAGCAAAACTTTCAGCATCAACTCCAACGGGCTAAAGAAGCGCGGATGGAGTCTCACAGAGGCGAACTTGAAACAGCCCACAAGGGCTTCTCAGAACAGATTGATGCTGGCACGTTTGACCCACTAAAAGGCGCAGAAGTCCTTAATCAAAAAATCCAAAAGGCTAAAGATGACGGTGTAAACATTACACAGCTTCTTGAGGATACCACACAGTACATTCAAGGTGTGGCACAAGCGGCGGCAAACAAAGGCGAAGACTTTGAGCCTTATCTGCAAGTTCTAGAGAACATTCAACTGAAGGGTTCTACTTACGGCGTAGCCAACAAGTATAAAGTAGAGACACTCAGAGAAGCTTTGGTTAACGACAGAGAAAACGCCATTAACCGTGAGCATGACCAAGCTGTTAAGGCTGATACGGCTCGTGTACGGGTAATCACTCAGAGCATCAGAGAGCAACTTATTAAGGGAAAGTTTGCTAATGAAATCTACGACAGCGAAGAAAACAAAAAGCTACGCAATGAGTTAGCTGTTATTGACCCTGTAGCCGCACAGAACCTCGATACGTTCTTTCAGAAAAAGGGTAGACTTACACCACAAAGTGACCCTGACTATTTTGACGAAGTTGTTGAAACCATGACGGCTGGTACAGATGCCGAAGACCTTATTGATAAAGGTGTGGAAGATGGAAAACTCACTGGTCAGGATGCCCTTCAGTTACAAAACCTGAACAACGGTGTTCTTAACAGCTTTGTTAAAGACTTTGGTCTTGAGGATTTGAAGTCTGGTTTAATGAAAGCCGTTAAACAAAAAGACACTCTTTCCAACTTATTAAGTGATGAAGACAATGCAGACCTTGCATCTCAGGCTAATAGCGAGATTGCACAGGCTATGTTGGAGAAGCTACGGAGAGTTGGCACAGACGGTTATACACAAGAGAAAGCCGCAAAGGAACTTTTAGAGTTACAAACCAAGCTAATAAAGAAATATAAAGCCTTGGCACAATCCAGAGTAGAGGAAGCATTTGCTACTACCTCAATAACTGATGATGCCTATACCAAGTGGCAGAACAAAGAGTGGCCTTGGAGAGATGCTGAAGGTGGCTGGGTAAAAGACCCAGAGGAATTACACTCACTAATCAAAAATCTACAAAATGAGATTAGGCAAAACTCAGATGGCGTTGGTGCGTTCATTCAAAGCACAAACCTTGGGCAATTTATTGCTCCTTATATCGCACACCCAGACATATCCATTGAGGATGTTATTGACGCTATCGTTGATGACATTGTAGCGCACAACGCACAAGTCCCAGCAGAGGACTCTGCGGAGTCGCGGCGCGGGTCTAGAAGAGGAAGATAACTATGGCACAGTATGATTTGAATAGAATAGAAAAGTCTCTCAGTAAATTAGAGGACAACCTTACTGGTGACTATGGTGTCGGTGACTACGCTGTGGATATCGGTAAAGGTATGTTTGCTGGTGCTACTGACGCTCTTGAAGAAACAATACAGTTTGGCGGTCATGTTCTTGATAACGTCATGGAAGTTGGTGGTCTATGGGAAGGTGCTACTGGTATTGACGGTAGAACCTACGAAGAAGGTTACGAGACAGCCAGACTTTTGTGGGAACCGCCTAGACCCAAGACAGGGGCTGGTCAGGTCGTAGAGGACATCACTCAGTTTGGTGTCGGACTTGTAGGGGCTGGTAAGTTAAAACTTGGACAAAAGCTTTTCGCCGCACCTATTAAGGGTACTTGGAAAGCTGGTGCAAAAAAGTTCGGCAAGGACTCAGAAATCAAAGATGGTGGCAAGTTAGATAAGGTTATGGCTTCGGCTGGTAACTCGATGGCATCCTCAATGGTTGCTCACAACCCTTATGATGAACGCCTGTCAGATATCATTGAGGAGTATCCTAGCTTATCAAATCCAGTTAGCCGATTCTTACAAGCTGAAGACGGTGACAGTGAGGGTCTACTTCGGTTGAAGATGGCACTAGAAGACTTAGCTTTAACTGGCCCTATGGAAGCCGCTATCTTTGCGTTTGCTAAAGGTGCAAAGAAACTGCGTAAGGCAAAGACCCCTGATGAGGTAGTTAAGGTTACTGAGGAAACAAACTCAGAGATTGCCGCCGCATCAGCAAAGAATAAGAAGGAACGCCAAGCCAAGACTGCCGCCGATAAAAAGGCACGAAAGGCCGCAGATAAAGAAGCCAAGGTAATTGCTGACAAGCAAAAGAAGGGTGAAGACACTTCTTCTATGCCTCGCCCAAAGACAACTGCATACCTAGCGGATGACATTGATAACGGCGCGGCGGCTAAAGGTCTAGCACGAGAAGACCATCTTACAAAGAACTTCAAACACTCTGAGTTGGTTGCCAAGGCTACCGCTGTGGGTGCGAAGGTATCCAAGAAAGATACGAAGCGTGTTCTTGCAAACCGAATACTAGAGAAGACGCACCCTAACGGTAAGAAGTTTACTGCTGAAGAGCCTGTAGAGGTTGTAGTTAAAAATGCTGACTCTGGTACTACCAAAGCGGCGCTTCCTAAGAAGGGTTTTAATGCGGCACAGGTAAAAGCACTTACGAAAGGTGTACAATCACCAAGGGACATCCAAGAAGTTTTCGATGAGTCCAAAGGTGGTGTACGTCTGTTCAATCGGAACAAATATGGTGACGTTCCCATTGTTAACTATAACGATGATGTTACCTCTATTATCCAAGACACCATAAACGCTATGCGTCCAACCCTTGATAAAATCAAAGGGCATAAGGACACAGAACAAACAGCAAAAGAAATTTCTGAGTTGTTGTCTGCTACTACTGGCCTAAAGGCTGACCAGTGGCTGGACTCTGCGTTTGTGTACGGTAAGACCATTGAGGAAGCTACAGTTGTCCTTGGGGCTATCGACAGTCTTCTTATGGAGTCTGGTGCAAGGTTGCATAAGATATTCTCAGACAAACGCTTTGATACTGACCTAAATATTAAGCAGAAGGGTCTAGATGAACTTTCTCATTTCAACAAGCTTCTTGCCGCTGTTAAGCAAGTAGAAACGCCTATTGGTCGTGGTCTACAGTCACGCAAGAACAAGATTGTTGATGCTGATGCAATGAACTCGCAAGCCGCCGAATTGGGTGGCGAGGCCGCACTCAGAAAGTTTCGCACCACAGTACTTTCTTCTGGTGGGGACATCCGCAATGTAACCAAAGCCGCATCTATGGGTATGACCAAATGGCACAAAGGTTTTGCTATGGGTGGTGAGTTCTTCAGGTCTATGATTCTGTTTAACATTAAGACCCACGTTACTAATACAATGTCTGGTTTTACTGAGACTGTTCTCATACCGTCAGAGCGTTTCGTTGGTTCTTACCTTGATTGGCGTGTAAACCCTTTTGGACAAGAAGCAAAAGCCGTTCGTCAGGATGTTCGTTACCACATGATAGGTCTGTTCTCCACGTTTAAAGACTCCATCAGGATGGCTAATAAGTCTTTGCAAGCTGAGAGGAACTTCCTTGACCCTGCAAACACCAAGCTTGATGGCATGGATGTCGAGAACAAGCTGACCTCTGGTTTTGTTGGTTTGCGTAAGGAAAGCCTCCTTGGGCGAAATGTGGACACTATCGGTAAGATTTCTCGTGGTTCTCTCCGCGCACTTGGAGCAGAAGACGAGTTCTTTAAACAGATAAACTACAGAGCGCGAATATTTGCTAATGCCATGCGTGAAGCAGATGCGCTTTTTATGGCTGGTAAGTTAGATAAGGATGGCATGAAAGCCTACGCCATGAAGAAGGTGGATGAGTCTTTCGATGATGCTGGTCGTGGTATTGATAAAGACAGTACCCAATATGCCCGTGAGGTGACGTTTACTGAAGACCTAGATAAAGGCTCTTTTGCTCTGAAGCTACAGCAAGCAACGCAACAGCATCCATCATTTCAGCTTTTCCTACCCTTTGTTCGTACCCCAACAAACCTTATTGTTCGTGGCGTACAGAGAACGCCGTTAGCATTTGGCCTTTCTAAGAGATTTCAAGAAACGCTGAAAAACGGTACACAAGCAGAGCGGTCACAAATGTTAGGCCGTGTGGCTCTGGGTACTACCCTGCTTGGCGGAATGACGGCACTGTCTTTTGAAGGTAAACTTACGGGTGCTGGCCCTGTTGACCCTGCACAGAACAAACTGTGGAGAGCGGCGGGTAACCAACCTTATAGCATACTTGTTAATGACCAGTGGTATTCATACAACCGCTTTGACCCTGTGATGATGCCTGTCGGTCTTATAGCTAACTACTTTGATATGTCAAAACACTTAGACGAACCAACCACGATGGATGTTATTTCTACTTCGGCGTTTGCGTTGTCTCAGACCATTCAGGATAAAGCATACCTTCAGGGTATCGCCAATCTCCTTGATGCCATTTCAGTAGGCTCTGAGCAAGACATGAATAGGGCTGGTACATGGATGGAAAACACTGTTACTTCGTTTATCCCTGCCGCACCCCTGCAAGTTGTAGAAGGTGTCCAGAGGCTAACTAACGAAGAAGGTAACTTCCCAGAACTTCGTGAAGCCGTAGGTCTTGTTGATAAGATACGCAGACGTATACCCGCGCTTAACGAACAGCTACCACCAAAGTACAACTGGCTCACTGGTGAGGCCATCGTAAACCCAGACCCCTTCTCTACAGGCTTTCCTGTAGTCCCAGCTAACACAAAGGTTACTGAGGTGGGTACTGAGTTGATGCGCCTGAACTACCCGTTTAGGGGTGTGCCAAGAACACTTGAAGGTATCAAGTTAACAAGTGAACAACTAGCGTTCTGGTCAAAGCAAATGGGGTCAACCACACTCAGTGGTAAAACCATGCTTGATACCATTGCGGCAGTTATGCGTAAGGCTGGATACGATAAGACAGACATGAGTGTCTACGATGGTATCAACCTCACTGCTGAAATCAAAGTAATCACAGAAGTCATGTCAGCATATCGTTCAAAGGCGAGAGCCGAGTTGCTTGCACAGTTCCCTGAATTAAGCAGGGAGTACACTGCGCGAAGAGCAAACGATAGAGCGGGTAGACAACTACTAGAAACAAATAGGTAAAAGAAATGCCATTATCATACAAAGAAATCACCTCCAATGGGTCAGCTTCACAAGACTTGTCTTTTAGCTTTGACTACATCGAGGTGACACACCTTTCTGTGTATGTAGATGGTACACTCAAAACATATCAGACCCACTGGAATCTACCTGACACTAACCGCGTTGAATTTGCGTCAGGACAGCATCCTTCTAGTGGGTCTGTGATACGAATAGAGCGTACCACACCCTCTACTACACGGGTCGTAGACTTTCAGGATGGCTCAGTGCTGTCTGAAAAAGACTTGGATGACTCCGCAAGGCAGTTATTCTTCATATCACAAGAAGCGGCAGACACCGCTGGCGAAGGTATTACCAGAAACAGTACTGGTGACTTTGACGCAAACATAAGTGGTGTCAATCGTAGGATTCAAAACGTAGCAGACCCTGTAGATTTACAGGATGTAGCTACAAAGAACTTTATCCAAACACAAACAGCGGCTGACTTGGCCTTGGTTACTACTGCGCGACAAACCGCAGAGCAACATAAAGACGATGCCGAGACAGCCAGAGATGATGCTGTATCCGCTAAAAATCAGGCGGTATCTGCAAAGACTGACGCAGAGACAGCAAAAACCCTAGCACAAACAGCGGAACAAAACGCACAGACCAACGCGAATACCGCTCAAGGCTACTTATCTGCGGCTTCGTTGCCACAGGGACTTACTGGACAAGCTGATAAGTTTCTTCAGGTTCGTGACGATGAAACTGGTTATGAGTTGGTGTCCTCTGTGGCCTCTCCGCAGTTCTTCGGTTTTAAGCTGTTAGCTGATGGTACTGTTCAACATGACCACGGTAAGCTGAATGTAAACGTAGCGGATTACGATACCTACTACATGGGTGAAAACATCTCATTTGATATAACAAACAATAATCTTGTTATGACATACTAAAGGACGATGCAATGCAAATAGACGTAAAGAAAATTGGGCATCGTTGGAAGGGTGTATATAACTCTAACGCAACCTATGAAAAGGGTGATGTGGTAAGAGTTGGTGATGACGTAAAGGTAGTCAATGCCGATGGTACTCTTTCTGAATTTGCCCAAGGACAACAAAGCCTGACTGATAAGGGTCAGGTACTTACTGACCGTGCTACACCTGTTCAGGGTAAGAATGGTCAGATACTACACAGCGCGGCAAGCGGTAGTGATTATACTCCGCAGTTTCGTTTTACTGATGAGCGTAATGGTACAAAAGCTGTTAGCTTGTTACAAAGCAATAACAAAGGCCACATGAAGTATACCTGTAATGGTGAACAGGCTGGCGCGGTAATGACCGATGGTACGCTCAGAGTTATTGGTAGATTTACGAGCGGTCAGGCTGGAATGGGAAACAGAGACATTAGCAGAGGACTTGCTAGTGTAATTCCTTTTCCAAAAGGTACTTATATTGTCAAAGCTTGGAAAGCTGTAGACCATATATTTGCTGTGGATTCTACAGGTAAACTGTGGGGTACTGGTAATGGTTATAGTGGAAACGGTACAAGTTCTGTTTGCCCAATAATGACGGATATCTCAACAAACAGTGACATTGGCGATGACAAGATTGTAGACTTTGACAGCCAGTACGATTGGTACGGTCATAAGCAAAACTTTGCAATTGGTGAGTCTGGTAAGTTGTACGCTTGGGGCAGTAACCGACACGGTTCACTTGGACTAGGTGATACTACTGCAAGATACAGCCCGACTCTTGTACCTCTCCCATATGACGAAGGGGTAAAGATTAAGAAAGCCTACAACAACGGGCAGTACCATAATGGCTCTATGATTATTGATACCGATGATAATCTATGGGGATGTGGACACGCTACCCAATACTTTGGTGGCGATGACACCATTTATTCTTTCCGTAAGAACACTCTGTTTACTGATGTTGCTCATGTCACCTCACACGAGTCTGATGGACATTGGGCGGCTGGTAACCAGTACTATAGGTCTAACCTACTTACACGAAACAATGGTGACTTATATGTAGCCGCCGTTAGCGTAGGTGGGCAAGTAGGGTTCAGTCATCCAAACCAAGAGGCGGCTTATCCTGACCTTGGTGACGTATGGTTAACAGGTGTTAAATATGCGGCTGTTAAGAATGGTGGTTATGACCAAGTAGTAGCCCTGATGAAAAATGGTACTGTTATGGGTCGTGGATACTCACCTCTTAGTGGTACAGGCGGAAACACTTCTGTTTGGACAGCGTGGCCTCAGATTACTGACGCTGTAGAGATGTGGGGCGTTGGGGCTAGACACGGACAGGCTGTAGACATCTTAACCCAGCGCGGAACTATCTGGTCTGTTGGGTACAACAACGGCACTGGCGCGGGTGATGCTAGTCAAAACGGTACTGCAATATCTACTAGCACATTGAAAGAAGTTCTACACCCTTACGCATTCGTGGACGTAGCAAAATCTGGTTATCAGTACGATGGTACTAATAATCACTCAACTTATGCTCTTGATGAGCATGGTGACGTTTACATCTGGGGTAGCGGTAGATACGAGCGTGGTGCTGGTAACGATTCCGAAGAAATGTACGTTCCGACACAGATTAAATTTTAAGATAGAGAGAAGTTATGACAACAGTTAATCTTGGTAAAGTAGCCTTCTCGTGGAAAGGCGCATGGTCAAGTGCTACAACATACTATGAACAAGATGTAGTTAGTCGAGATGGCTCTACTTATGTATGTGTGGCAACGACAAATTCTACTGCGGTAGACCCCACGACAACAAACACTGATTGGGAAGTTTTCACTCAAGGCTTCTCAGCATCATCTGCTGGAAACGGTGGTGTTATTTATTCTGATGGTACTAGCTTACAAACCCTTGCGGCTGGTAATGCTAATCAAGTACTCAAGATAAATAACTCTGGTGTACCCGAATGGTCAGACACAACGTATCGTTCTGGTATGCGTGTTAAACAGTTATGGGATAACACTCGTTCTGCATACCGTAAGATGATGGTTCTTATGGAAGATGACCTTCTTAAAGTATGGGGTTATAACGGTACTCACTACCAGCTTGGTCTTGGAAACAACGGTAATAACAAAAGTTACCCTACACGAGTAGCGTTTCCATATGGCTTTGCTGGCGTAAGGGCTATCCCTAATAAGCATGGGACATCCCCCCACCCTACTGGCTTGATTGTCGATAAGGTGGTAACAGTAGCGGCTGTGAGTGGTTCTGATAAGTTTCATATTGATGGTACAGCTAACCCTACACAGTTACTTACAAAAGGTACTACCTATAAGTTTGATGTATCAGACTCAAGTGTAGCTGGACATCCTCTTGTATTTAAGGATGGCACAGGGGCCGCATATACAACTGGGGTCACAACTTCAGGAACTGCTGGACAAGCAAACGCATACGTTCAGATTGCTGTACCTTTAAATGCTCCTGACAACCTAAGATACTCCTGTAGCGCACATGGCGATGGAATGGGTAACACTATTACCACTGTCGAAGCCGCTGGTTGGTATAAGAAGAATTGGGGCATGGACTACGCCTACGTTTCATGGTGTGTCGATAAGAGTGGCAACCTGTGGACATGGGGTGCAAATCAACATGGTGAGACAGGTACTGGGAACACAAGTAATGTTTATATCCCTTACAACGCATCAGCAGATTCTAATAACTCCATTTATGGTAAGACTGTAGATTATGTTGCCGCACCTTCAGGTACTGCCAATTCTCACATTGGACTATGGATAGTATGTACAGACGGTACACTTCACTACTCTGGTTACAACGGTCACGGACAATCTGGTCAAGGTAATACTAATAGCACCAATAACTTTGTACATATTAGTACTCTGTTTTATGACCAAGTACAGGTCGTTGCTGGTTCTGTAAATTACCCCTTTGTTATCATGTTAGATGAGCAAGGCGTACTCCGCTTTGTTGGTCACTCAGGGTATACAACAAACGGCGCGAATACCACTAACGCTTCTATTCCTACAGTTATAGCTTTAGGTAACAATCGACTTGGCAACCCTATGAAGGTTGCTCAAATTATGTGCGTTTCTTCTCGCGGGGTCTGGATTAAAGACAGCCTTGGTGACATTTACAACTGGGGTAACGATAGTTCTAGCGGCTGGCTTGGTCGCGCCCAGAATGGCCCAAGTACATTAGGCAGAGTGATGGACGTAACAACAGCTAATATCATTCAGATTGTACAATCAGGAAATTCCAACGGATATGGTGATTCTTCCTATATGTTAGCAGATGATGGCACTGTCTACTCTGCTGGTTACAACGGTCATGGAGCATTAGGTACTGGTAGTACTACTAGCCGAAATACATATGCCGCAATGAACAACCTACCAACAACCGCAGGGCAACGTGTAAAGTACATGGTAGCTGGCGGTAGTGATGGTTATCCAAAGTGGCATGGCCTTACAGAAGACGGTAAAGTATTTACTTGTGGCTATAACGGTAATGGCGGATTAGGTGTCGGTGATACCACCAATAGAACAAGTCCTATAGAAGTACCTATGCCAATGGTATGCACAGATATATGCCATGTTGGTTATTCGTCAGAACAGGGAACAGCATTCCTCTATGAGGATGGTTCTATGGCTCAGTGTGGCTATGCTGGTTCTAACCAGTTGGCTGACGATGATGCTGAACGTAGTGACGTTCCTATGACAATCCTATTCTAAGGGGCAACATGGTGGAAGAAACTAAAGCGCAGTTAGACGCACATGAGAGAGAATGTGCCATCCGATATCAAAATGTCCACGACAAATTGGAAACTCTTGATAAACGGATGTGGCGTTTAGAAGCTATGATTATGGGGTCAACGGTAATTATCGTTGGCCTCTCGGCTTCTTTAATTATGAAAATCTTATAAGGGAGCAAGCATATGTTGGCGGAACTAGCCGCCGCAAATGCCGCCTTTGCGATTATCAAAAAAACGGTCACTAATTCTGGTGACCTACTTCGTGCGGGGAAAGCAATCACCAAGTTTGTGGATGCTGAAGAAACCCTAAAGGCACGAGGTAATAAAAAGAAAAACTCCTTCTGGCGGAAGGTTGGGGGCAATCAAGGCTCTGACCTAGAAGAGTTCATGGCTCTTGAATCCATAAACCAGCAAAAGAAAGAACTTGAACAGGCCATGATTTATTGTGGTCGGGCTGGTTTGTATGGCGATTGGGTGAAGTTCCAAAAAGATGCCCGTGTAAGGAGACAGCAAGAAGCCAAAGAACGTAAGCGTAAACAACAAGAGTTAACTGAGTTAATTCTGGTGACAGTCCTAATAATACTTGGGGGTGGGATTGCCGCTTGGCTTGCGTGGTTATGGCTCACATTTTCACGAGGATAAAATGTTCACAGCAATATTATTTGTATGTTCCATGCTAGACACCAACGAATGTTACAAGCTGGTTGATGACCGTGGCCCATACAAGACAGAGCAAAGATGTGTGACACGCATCGAAGAAATGATGTCAGATTTTAGTGACATACTTCCAGCAGAATACAAAGCCGTCAGATTTACTTGCATCAGTAAAGATGGGAGAGAAATAGCAGGGGGTGTAGCCACATGATAAATCTTTTAGTTCAAGGCTTAATGGGGGTAGCTGGCGATGCAGTCAGCGGCTTCATTGAGACTAAGAAAGCCAAAGCAAAGCAAAAGCTAATGCAGATAGAGGCTGAGACAACCCTGATGGAAAAGCAGATAGCTGGGGAAATCGAATGGGATGTAGCGGCTCAAAAAAATTCAAGCGGAAGTTGGAAAGATGAGTACCTCACAATTTTGTTCAGTATCCCACTTTTACTCTGCTTCTTGCCGTTCACTGTCGAGTACGTTGAACGTGGCTTTGAAGCGTTGGCACTCACACCTGACTGGTACAAATATACCCTTGGTGTAATCGTATCAGCTTCATTCGGTATTAAGGGTGCTACCAAAATGTTTGGGGGTAAGAATTAATGCCCAGACAGGTAACAAGACTAAATGAGGGAAGCGAGATAACCATCCCGCTGAGAAACCTAGTTTCCATGATTGCTTTTACAGCCGTATCCGTTTGGGTCTACTTCGGGCTGACAGAGCGGTTATCTTTCCTTGAGCATGAGCAAGAGATGATGCTCATAGAAATCGAAGAGAATGACGATTGGATTGACGATTTTGAACCGCCAAAGGAAGTACAGGATACTGTGCGGCGAGTTCAGGAACTAGAGATAGAAGTAGAGAAGATGAAGATAGTTTTAGGAAATGCAATCGGTAGATGGAAATAGCGCATATAGAAATGATTATCCATGTGTTGGTTCTTATTGGCGTGTGGATTAACACCGCCATAAATATTGTACACAGGATTAATGCAAAATGAGACAGAGAGATTACAAGCGTGAATACGCTCAGTATCACGCAAAACCAGAACAGAAAAAACGGAGGGCTGGACGCAATGCGGCTAGACGTTATGCAGTTAGTAAAGGGCTTGTGCAAAAAGGTGATGGACGCGAAGTTGACCATCGTAACTTTGATGCTACTGATAACAGCCCTAACAATCTACGAGTTATGGCAAAGTCTCTAAATAGGAGCAAGCAACCCAAATGACAAAAGCATCAGAAACACTTAACCTGTTACACGAGGCGGTGACCAACGAGTTACTCGCCCGTATTCAGTCTGGTGAAGCAAAACCAGCAGACTTGTCAGTAGCAGTGAAGTTCCTGAAAGACAACGGCATTGAGGCCATCCCGACAGACGGCTCAATCCTTCAGGCACTAATCAATGAACTGCCGTTTGATGAAGATGAAGAAATCGAACTCATCAAAACTCACTGACTTTAGAAACTTTCTGTACCTAGTATGGAAACATCTTAACCTACCTGAACCCACGCCAATCCAATATGATATCGCTGAATACTTACAGCATGGGCCACGGCGTGAGGTCATTGAGGCATTTCGTGGTGTGGGCAAGTCCTACATTACGAGTGCCTTTGTAGTTCATCAGCTACTCCTTGACCCAGAGTGTAAGGTTCTGGTTGTGTCGGCATCCAAGAACAGGTCTGATGACTTCTCTACATTCACCCAAAGGCTAATCAACGATATGCCCGTGCTTCATCACTTGAAGCCACGCGAGGAACAAAGAGCAAGTAAGATATCCTTTGACGTTGGCCCTGCTGGGCCTTCTCACTCTCCCAGCGTAAAGTCTGTTGGTATTACTGGACAATTGTCTGGTAGCCGCGCAGACATCATCGTAGCGGATGACATTGAGATACCCAACAACTCTGCCACGCAAATGATGCGAGAAAAACTAGCAGAAGCTGTTAAGGAATTTGACGCGGTACTCAAGCCTGACGGACGCATTATCTACCTCGGTACACCTCAGACAGAGATGTCGTTATACGAGGAATTACCCAACCGTGGATATGATGCCCGAATATGGCCCGCAAGATACCCCTCAGAGGCCGTCAGAAGCCGCTACAGTGGCCGTCTTGCCCCTTTGGTCAGTGACCTACTAGACAGGGACGAAGAGGCTCTCACAGGGCTTCCTACAGACCCGAAGAGATTTACAGATGAAGACCTCACAGAACGTGAGTTGTCCTATGGACGCTCTGGTTTCAGTCTTCAGTTCATGCTCGACACGAGCCTCTCTGATGCAGACAGATATCCACTGAAGCTGAGTGACCTTATAGTCATGCCTCTGGATAACGACAAAGCACCTGAGAAGGTTATGTGGGGGCGTGTACCACAGAACGAGATAAAGGAACTACCTAACCTTGGTCTTGCAGGGGACAAGTACTTTACCCCACAGGACACAGTAGGTAGTTACCTAGACTACACTGGCTCTGTCATGGCTATTGACCCTTCAGGTCGAGGCGCAGACGAAACAGCATACGCTGTAGTCAAGATGCTCAATGGTCAATTGTTTATTACTGACGCAGGGGGTGTCAAAGGCGGTTACGCCAAGGAGACACTACAAGCCCTTGCAGTCATAGCTAAGAACAACAAGGTCAATGAGATTATCGTGGAGAGCAACTTTGGTGACGGTATGTTCACAGAGTTGTTCAAGCCCGTGATACATAAAGTGTACGAAGTGACCATCAACGAGGTACGACATAGCAAGCAGAAAGAACTGAGAATCATTGATACCCTAGAACCCGTAATGAACCAGCATCGACTTGTTATAGACCCGAAGGTCATAGAACGTGATTGGCAGTCTGTACAGAACTACAGTACTGAGAAAGCACCTAAGTACACCCTAGCGTACCAAATGACCCGCATCACAAAGGAACGTGGTGCATTGGCTCACGATGACCGTTTGGATGCTCTATCTATGGCTGTTGCCTATTGGGTAGAACAGATGGCATCTGATGTCGATAAGGCCATTGTAGACCGTAAGGAAGAACTCCTGATGGAAACCCTTGAGAGATTCTCTACTAATACCCTGCTGAAACCACAGCGTAGTGAAGTAGGAAACCAGTGGTTTACGCTTTAATGGACATTATAGGAGGGGGATATATACAGTACACCTATAGGTACTCTACCCTCTCCTATGCTTTAGGGTAAGAAAACAGCAGAGATATGTCTTACAGTCATGGATGACCCCTTGGATATTTGGCGAAAAAATCTGAAACCGTACCGCATAGGTATGGTAGGACGAAGCACCCCGTAGGGGGTACGCCGTGGGCCGCAAGAATTACAAGGGGGGCGCG